CCGAGCTTTTCTCGCAATCTTGACATCAGGCAAATATCTTCTGAGATTGCAGAAAACATACAAACTGAGCCAGAAGAGTCAGAGCCAGAAATATACACTCCACAGAGTGAAGAGTTTTCCATCGGCGAACTGCCGGTAGAAAAGCCGCTTGAAGATCGGATTTTTGAGCGGCAAGATGATCCTCTAATTAAAGAGGCATCAGAGTCCAATGATGACGGCTGGAAAGATGCCCTTATCAGGACTTATAAAACCCTGCCAGAGAGTTTGTGGGGCAGTGATACCGCACGAACTCTCTACAATGCAAACCTCAGCATAGGAAATAATAATGGCTGAAATCACAACCAATGCAACAGTAAATGGCGAGAAAGTCTCCCATACTGTAAACTATAACATCGGTGACACTATCCAAAGTGCTATCGAGGAGTTCGGTGAAGACGTTGTTCACGGTTTGTATGTCCGTGGCGCCACTCTTGCTATTCAAGCAAAAGTCGGTCAGATGCTACGAGCCGAGGTAGCCCCGGATGCCATTGACGATACGATGGCAGGATGGCGTCTTGATCAACGTGGTGTGCGTACTAAGAAATCCAAAGAGCAGAAAGCAACCGAGCTTCTTGCATCTATGGACAAGGACGCACTTGCCGCTATGCTCGATTCAATGGGCATCAAGGTCAAGTAATGCTTCCACCGCTTGACAATTCAACGATTACGTCTTTCAGGGAATGTCCTCGAAAGGCGTTCTTCCGTTATGTCAGGCATTGGCGTATGGACGGACCCGAACCAGTATATTTTACATTCGGGTCTGCCTGGCACGCCGGACTTGACGCACTCTACAAAGCCTTCTACGAAGCTAGGTCCGCTCATGGTAAGACAAACCCCGAGTGGAACAGATTGCGTCAATCCGACGAGTTCGCCAAAGCCTTGACTGAAGTCGCCAGCCAAGCATTTGAACAAGTATGGACAGATGCAGGCTGGCCACTTATTCCTGATCCTGATCAGTATGCTGATTTCAAAGCACGCACTCCAGCCAAAGGTCGTGAAATGTTCTTTTATTATTACAAAGAACTTGCCGAGCATCTTAATCGCTGGACACTGATTCAGACAGAACAGCCTTTCTGCGTTCCGCTAGATACTGATGATCCAGAAATCTTTTACTCCGGTAGAATAGACAAGGTTATCGAAGACGAGCTTGGTACTATGTGGTTATTAGAACACAAGACCAGCACCTTGTTCAGCAAAACGACCGGGTTCCGTAATGATTTCGTTCAGTCATTCAGTCCTAACAGCCAGGTTGAAGGTTATATGTATGCTGTACGATTCTTACAGTCGCAAGGTGATCTCCCCGATCAGCCTTTTGGCGGTGTGTATGTAGATGCCAGCCTCGTTCATAAGACATCATTCTACTACAAACGCATTCCAGTATATTATGATGATATTCTGGTTGCTCAGTGGCTAGATGATGTTCGTTACTGGCATAAATCATTCCAATCTAGTCGCTCTGACTCAGAGTTTCCTAGAGCCACCAATAACTGCTTCAATAAGTATAGTCAGTGTTCGTACCTTCATCTATGTAGAACGCAACCTAGTATGAAATACTGGGCCGAAACTTACGATCCTCCCGAGGGATTCGTAGCAGATGAATGGAAACCTTACGACACTAAAGAGATTGAAACCAGTTAGTGCCTCAGACTACCAGCTAGATAGACTCCGAATCCTCGCAATTGGACCGGCTGGTAGTGGCAAAACCACACAATTGCGAACCTTACCAGGCAAAAAACTCCTCTTCTGTTTTGAGGACAATGCTTTGAACTCCCTCAAAGGGGATCCAAACATTGACTATATGTTGTATTTGCCTGACGTTGTAGAAATAGCGCCCCGCTCCCTGTCAACTAAGCAGAACGCCCGTGCTACACCGGCAACAGGTGATAAGCCCCATGCATTCGATGATTTTGTAGCGGATTTCAACGCCCTACTAAAGGACGAGGAAACCTTCGCCAAGTACGATGTTATAGCCATTGATAGCTTGACATCACTTGGCAAGGCCGTGATGGATGCAGTCCTATGGCTTAACAATAGAATGGGTCAACAGCCAGCACAGGATGACTGGGGCGCCCAACTTAATACAATTGAGAACACCGTACGCAAGGTCACATCACTACCTAAGCTAGTTTATATAACAGCCCATGATATGCTGATGCAGGATGATCTGACAAAGAAAATCTTCAATGAGCTTGTGCTAACCGGTCAACTCAAAGTCCGCATACCTATGCTCTTCTCTGACATCTTTAAGTTTCAAGTTGACGGCGATGAGTATAAAATCTTGACCAGACCAGATCGTTATAATGTCAAGGTCCGGCGATCAATCCAGGATCTCGATGCAGAGATCAATGGTACAATCTCCGACTTGTCAAAAGCGTCTGACTATGGTCTTGGTGCCCTGCTCACTAAAGCAGGATATGGCAGTCTTCGATAGTCGAACATTGCCTACTTTCTTAACCTCCTTTATAGGAAAACCATTATGGTAGAATCAGTAGACCTGAGCGCCCTCGAACTCGACGGTATCGAGGACACCGCAGAACCTAGTGCAGTACCCGCAGGACAGTATGTCATTCGTGTAGGCAATGCCGAGTTTCGTAATTCGAAAGCCGGTAACCCTATGCTTCAGCTAATCTGCGAACTGCCTGACGAGCCAAACGCAGCTGGCATCTTTCATTTCGTTATGATGCCCACAAAAGACATGCAGTCCGAGCAAAAGACTCGCAGAAAACTTGAGCTGAAGCGCCTGCTTCATGCTTTCTCTGTTCCATACACCGCCGCCGGATTTGACCCAGGTCAACTCATCGGGCAAGAGTGCGAGATGTATGTCTCCGTAGAGCAAGACGACAACGGCATTGATCGTAATCGTCTGACTCCTCCCCCTGTTCCCGAGGGTGCAAAAGCTCCTAAGGGTGACGCTATACCCTTTCAGTAATAGATAGCCGGGGCAAACGTCAGGCAGCTCCTCTCCCCTGCCAGAAGCTCTCATTCCTCTGGCAGGCTTGCACACTTTGTTGATTTCATGTGGTGTGCTTGTGGCCTAAGCATCGTACTTCTTCTTCATTGTCAGGCGGTGCTCCCCGGCTTTCTTACTATGGCAATATCAATTAACCCGTTTCCTCGCAACAGTCCTCGATATAGGAACAGAATGTCTCAAAGATATACCCAATATACTCATAAGATCAGTGTGCCAATGCGTAAGGAACTGCATGATTTCTATGCCCAGTTTCCCCATGGCATCAAAGCACAGATAGCTAGGACCGCCCTGCTGAAGTTCATGACTATACTTGAAAACGTGCCAGAGTCAGAGCAGAAAGCTCACCTGTATGACCTAGTAAATGGTCAATATATGATAACTACTGACACCGATGCAAATGGCCGATAACCTAAAATTCAGGCAACGATCTAAAAAATATCTCGGTCTATCCTTTATGACAAAGCCAAAGCCTGGCGAAGATCCAACATCAGAGGATATTTCTAAAGCAATAGAAAGATTTGAAAAAGAAGGCGGGAAAATAGACAAACTTGAGTATGTCGGAGATGTATCCGAAGTAGACCTTGAGTGTCCTAATGTAAACGTAAAAAGGAAAAATGAAAATTGAAGACTTCAAAACTGACCTTGCCAAAATGTCAGAAGATGAACTCCGAGAGTTTATTCTGGAAAATCGTAAAGCACAAAAACGATACCGAGAAGAGCAGGCTTCACAGCCTAAGCGTGCAAAAGTTGCATCCATTACGGATGAAAAGAAAAAGCAGGACAAGCTGAAAGCCATGCTTGAAGCTCTCCCGCCTGAAGCACTTCAGAAACTTCTAGCCGAAAAAGGAATGACATGAATGTTGTAGAATGTACCGGTGCCTTCGTCATAGATAAAGATGAGGACAGACCGAAAACCGTAGTCACTTGCTCCATCTGCGGATATAGTGCTGAGTCATGGGGCTGTACTGAGAAGTCCGTGAAACGCTCATGCTGGCTTCTTGCCACAGACGAGAATCATCCTTGCACCAAAGATGATGAAAAGTATTTCTATCAGGTATCCAAAGAGAACCTGAAAGACAATATGTCCGAAACTGAATCCGAAGACATTCCATTCTAAGCCAAATATGAAACGCCTCGAAACTAAAAAAATCCTGATTGACGTTATACAAATCGGCGAACGATTTCGTGAGGACTACGGCGATGTCGAGTCGCTAGCCCAGTCAATCAAGTCTGAAGGACTAATAAATCCTATCACAGTCGATACTGAGTCAAACCTGCTTGCAGGGGGTCGACGCCTTGAAGCATGTAAACTGCTTGGTTGGGACAGCATAGACGCCACGATATTCAAGATAGAAAATGAATATGAACTCCGAATTGTCGAGCTGATAGAAAACATCCAGAGAAAAGAGATGACCTGGGCCGAGCAAGCCAACCTAGTCAAGCGTATCAATGACTTGATGAAATACGAGGACAAGCAATGGACGCAGAAACAAACTGCCCAACTTCTCAGCATGTCGCCCGGACATGTTAGTGATCAGCTATCCATTGCAGATGTAGTCGATCAGGTCCCATCACTCGGTGATATTGGCTCACTCCACGATGCTGTCAAGACTTACCGAGCATTGTGTGTCAGCATGGCAGAAGCAGAGTTATCAGAAAGACTGCAAGCTAAAGCCGAAGCCTCCCACCGAGCGGAGCAAGGTGCTGAGGACGAGCATCGCAACGACCCTCATCTAGCCTTTGTCAAGCTATGCAATGACGCCTACAAAATACAAGACGTTATAGAAGGCTTGCAGAACCTGCCCTCTGATACCCGCTTTGACTTTGTCGAGGTAGATCCCCCGTATGACGCTGCCTTCGATTACAAGTACGATGTTACGAAGCAGGAGATTTACGGCAACAGAACATATTCCGAGTTCATGCGTGCAGTCATTGACGGAGCATATCAGAGCATGCGTGCCAATTCATTCATGATCTGCTGGTTTCCTACCCGCGAGTATACTATGTTTCATGAAACCCTTTACAAAGTCTTCGGACAAAAGCAAGTCGACCCTATTCCAGCAATCTGGTATAAAGAGACTCAGCCCGCCGGTGACATCGAACGTATGCTGGCACGTCGCTATGAATCATTCTTCGTAGCATGGAAAGGCAAACCAGTCTTGCAACTCAAAGGCTTGCCAAACATTTTCGAGTACAATACTGTACCGTCATCAGCACGCTGGCATCCAGTACAACGTCCTATTGACTTGATGATCCGTTTGCATGAAATATTCTGTCCTAGTTTCGGAAATACTTTGATACCATTTGCCGGTTCTGGCACCCCAATCAATGCACACTTTCTCCGAAACCCTTCGCCCGGTTCGTGCATATCATTTGATATAAACGACCAATTTAAAACCCGCTTCTTAGCTAACCTAACATATCCAACCTCAAAATGATCAATGAATTAGATGCAGGCGTAGACGGCGCCAATATCATCATTTTGTTTGACTATCCTAATCCAGACGTACGACGCTCTGGTAATATGCTCGGTGGCCGCTCTGGCTACGCACTCCATCAGTTATTAAATCAAGCTAATATCTCTGTCTCCGATTGTCTGGTAACATACTGCCATGACATACTAGATAACAAAGGCTTGATGAATACTAAGGGTGCTTTGTCAGTCAACGGAACAGAGGTCAAAGACCAGGTCATAACAAGACTTCGATCGCTAGCCGGTAATATCATCGTACCTGTAGGCCCGTTCGCATGTCAAGTGACAACTGGTGACCACCGACTAAAGTATAACCGAGGCTCTCTGACATTCAACGAGGACATAAACAAAAAAGTTTTGCCTACGTTTACACCAACATCAGTTGCGTTCGTACCAGCAGATCGATTAATGTGCATCTGGGACCTACGCAAAGCTAAGAGCAACTCGCACCGGCTAGACTACGAGGCACCTGAACGTACACTTCATATAAACCCATCCGTTTACGAAGTCGAACAGTTCCTAGAGTATTGCAAGATGTCTGACAATCCTACAGTAGCCGTTGACATTGAGACACTTAATGGCGCTGTCTTTTGCATCGGATTTGCCCCGTCTACAGACGTAGCCATGTGTGTAAACTTTGACAACCGTACAGTTGACGAAGAAATACAACTCTGGAAGCTATGTACCAAGCTACTGCAAGACCCATCCGTTACTAAGATAGGACAAAACTTTATCTTTGATATGTGGTTCTTAGCATTCCGCCATAACTGCTTCGTCCATGGACCTATTGAAGATACAATGGTAGCACATCACATTGTCTATCCAGATTTGCCTAAAGGCCTCGGCGTCCTAACAACTCTGCACACAGACGAGCCATATTACAAGGAAGAAGGAGGCTATTGGAAAGGAGGCATAGGTGACCGCACCAGCTTTCTTAACTACAACTGCAAAGACTGCATTACAACCTATAAAGTATGGGAAAAGATTAAACTATGGGTTGCAAATGATAGTCCATTTCGTGACATCTACCGCACAACTCTCGATACATATCCTGCTTTAATCTATATGATGGCACGGGGCATTGCAATCAACCATGAAGAACTTGCAAATGTACGGCAAACCATTGACAACGAGATTCATGATATAGATGCCTCACTTCAGGGCGTCGTACAAGAAGAGTCAGAGGATCCGCTCCTAACGCTGAACTTCAACTCGCCTAAGCAATGCATGAATTATTTTTACAACGTACTGAAGGTCAAGCCTTATCTCAAAGGCGGTAAACCTACTCTCGATGACGATGCATTGACACGGCTAGCCAAGGGAACGCAAGCACGTCCGGGCTTATACAGTGCCCAGCTAATACAGCAACTGCGCCAACGTGCTAAATACTCCGGTACATACCTTCAGATCAAGTTCGATTCTGACAAGCGATTCCGATGCTCATACAATCCTCGAGGCACTAAGACCGGCAGACTATCAAGCTCAAAGACTGTCTTCGGCACTGGCATGAATCATCAAAACTTACCACTTGAGTTTCGATCTTTCATGGTACCTGATCAAGGCAAAATCTTTATAGAAATGGATAAACGACAGTCCGAATGGGTCATTACAGCATACCTGTGCGGTGACAAAAACATGATAGATATTTTAGCTAACAACCAAGATCCTCATGTATCAACTGCAAGACTGATAACCGGTTTACCTGACCATGTTATCAAAGCAGAGGACAAAGCCATAGCTAAGACAACTAATCCTGAAGAAATCAAACGCACCCGTGAACTGCTTCTCATTGAAGGCACTCCATTCTTAGACTTCGTTAAGACACATCAAGCCTTTGTCCCTCGCACTATGTCATGCAGACAAGTCGGTAAGAAATCGAACCATGCTCTGAACTACATGATGGGTGCCAATCGTTTCAGCATGGAGTCCGGACTGACTCTCGAAGAAGCCGACCGTGCCCGATCACTGTACCTATCAGCTTATAGTCGCTTGCCTGAGTGGTGGGAAGAGATACGCCAACAGCTTATGAAAGACCGAACTGTCACAAACATCATAGGTCAGCCACGCAAGTTTCTTGGCGTTGTCGATGACAAGCTATTAAAGGATGCAGTAGCACACCTGCCCCAGAGCATCTCTGTATGGATTGTCAATCAGGCCATGGCAAAGATATATGATATGGATCACAAGGGCGAAATACTGTCTCAGGTCCACGATAGCTTGCTCTTCCAGTACCCTTATGAAGACTTAGCCGGACTAGAAATCTTCTGCTATCAAGCTATGGAAGCCATGGAACCTAAACTCAGAGCCGTAGGCGATGGCATAGAACGTATGTTCTATGTATATACGGATGTCAAGATCGGATTTGATGCCGCAAAGATGCATGATAGCACGTTTACTACAGTCAAGGATGACGTGGAAAAAATTAGCAAACTCCGAAAAGATGACGAAATCTACCGAGTCGCTGAAGTCGCAGTATAGCCGCCTGACCGTGCTAGACCATATTTCAACTGATATTAATTCGCACAAACATTACCTATGCAGATGCTCATGCGGTACCTTTACAGTAGTCCGAGAAGATGCACTAAAGTCAGGACATACTAAGTCGTGTGGATGTATGCGAGGAGCCAATAATAGAAAAAACTATGTCCCGGATAATTAAGAACGCATCATGGCTTGACGTATATCTAAAATATGTAGACAACACAGAGAGCCCTACCTCTTACCATGTATGGACAGCACTCTCATGTTTAGCAGGCGCATTGCAACGCAAGTGCTATATTAAATGGGGTCTTGAAACTGTCTATCCTAACATGTATGTTGTATTAGTAGGATCAGCCGGTCGAACTCGTAAAAGTCTGGCTATTAACATAGGCCAAGACATCTTCAAAGAGTTGGATCTTATGATTGTCAGCGAGTCTATCACACCGCAGGCACTCATTACTAAAATGGCAAACGCCACCACAACTTACATAGATCCGCAAGGGCTAGTACGCCCACACAGTTCACTAACCTGCTTTTCCAAAGAGCTGTCTACATTGCTAGGCGCCAATCAGAACTTTCAGTATCTAGCCTACATGACTGATTTCTGGGATTCGCATGATTCATGGACCTATGAAACAATAAAGCGTAGCGAGGATCCTATTATAGGCATGTGTCTTAATATACTTGCGGCTAGTGCACCTGACTGGATGTCTTCAATGCTTCCTATACAAGCTATCGGCGGGGGCTTCACCAGCAGATGTATTTTTGTCGTTGAGACAAACAAAGCAAAGCATATTGCACTTCCGACAGTCACAAAAGATCAAGAACACTTAAAACGTGCGTTGATACACGATCTGAAGCTCATAGCACTATATCAAGGAGAGTATTCTTTCACAGACGAAGCGGCAGAAACTTACAAAAGTTGGTACCTTGAGCAATCTAGGAGCATGGATGCCGGCGAATATCCGTTAGATGATCCAAATTTCCGTGCCTATTGCGAGCGCCGATCAACCCATCTAAGAAAGATGTGCATGGCACTACAAGCATCGCACGGTGACAGCAAGAAGATCACAGTAGATACATGGAACCAAGCCATCTCTATACTACAAAATACAGAGAAGCAAATGACCGATGTATTCGGAGGCCTCGGACGATCTGACCAAGGACAACTAATCTATGAAATGTTACAGTATGCAGGAAAGAAAGGGAAAGTAAACCGAGATGCTATGTATAAAAACTTTTACAAACACTGTAGTTGGAAAGAATTTAACGAAGCACTCGATGGGATGCGTGCCTCAGGATTTGTAACCTACAACATAGAAACCAAAACGATCACGTTTAACGGATAAGCCCGTTCTCGTACTTAACGCCCCGACCAGTCTTTATAGCTGTTAGCTGTATGCCTCTGTTATTGCCCAGTCTATTATAACTACAATGCACCCACCCGCTGTGCGGATCGCCCTTCTTGTAAAACTCTAAGATCAACTGGTCAAACTCCAAGTTAGATTGTATCCACTTAGCCAGCTCAAAGTTACTAACCGAGTAGCACTCAAAATCTACTGCCTCGCCCCTACAATGCTGGCTCTTCTTACTACCACCCACTGCTTTGTTTAACTCCTCGCCTCGTAGACCAGAGTTTACAGTCACTATACCAAACTTATCTCGAACAGGCTGCAATATTCTATTAGCAACAGCCGTCAATGCAACTAGCTGTTCCTGATTAGGATCATTTTTCAATCCCATACGAGCCGCCGTAGTCGACGCAGTTAATTCTTTTAGATTAAAGTTGGCTGACAGTTTTAGCATAGCATCTTCGATGATCGAACTTTGTATTAATTTGTTGTATAAGGATTATCTTTAACAACCAATGAAATCTGTCCCCAGACAAGACCATTCGGCACTTCTCCATCGTACACAATAACTTTAACAGATGGATAACTGCCTGCCGCTACTGTTATGCCAGCTTGCCCAAATTTTAAAACAAGCTCCGTTTTTGTCGTACTAAAATCCAGAGGGGCAACACTTCCCACTGTTCCTGTAACCTTAATTGTACTAGAAAAAACCAAGTCAATCTTTGTAAGGTTACTTAAATCTTTTACAGCACCGGCATCAAGCAGTTGATATTTTATGTTAGTATCTCTGCCATTGTATATTGTTCTAGTAGCCATTATATAACCTCTGTATCTATTACAGTTTCTTCAAATATATCTGTTGAATCAATAACAATTAATTGTGATGTTATGTCTTTAATAGACGGTTCTTTTACTGCCGAAGTAATACTAATACTTAATGCAGGATTACTACTAATAGTGGCAATAGTTTCCGCAGTTGAAAATGTAATACTCGTAACCAAATTAAATGTAACTGGGCTAATACTTATAGATCCTGTAGTCGGGGGAAAAGTTCTCTCAATCAGTAGATTAGATAGACCATCACCAAGAATAGAAACAGTGCCTGAGGTAGTCCCCTGCATGCCAAGGGACACCCCATTGCGAAGGTTCCTAAAACTATTAGTATTGTATAGATTTAGGCCACGTTGCATATTACTTAATCAGATCCATAAGTGACTTATGACCATGTGAAGCATCTTCATCTACTCCCTTGTCCAATGCTTCTCTAAACTCTTTAGGTGCTTTCTCTAGCGCCTTCTCGATGTGATCCGATGCTAACGATTGTGCTTTGTCTTTCACAAGATCCATCACAAAGTTAGCTGCCATTGTCATTAGATACGGTGGTAACATAGTGTCCTTTCTACTGAAAAGAGATTTTAACCAGGTTAACATTATTACTCCTTGTTATCAGGATGTGGTGGTATAGGATTCTTTTCTTCCTCTTGGTGCAGGTCACCGCCAGACTCAAAGTAGAACTTGGCTATGCCTGCTATAATCGGAATAAAAGCTCCAATAAGGATATTAAGCAAGTCCTTACTAGAGGTGGGTAGCTCATCCGATGTAAGTAACATCACATGAACAATGTATGCAAAGATGCCAAGCGCAGATAATGCTATGGCAAACCTTGCTATAAACCTTGACACCTGAATCTTCTCATTAACTGTCATACTAATCTTAACAGGTTTGGGAGGATCTGGTTTAGTTACTGTTGTTACCGTAGTTTCTTTAGCCATTACTTACTCCGTAATAATGCTTCAGTCATACCCTTGATTTCTGCTGCCAACCTTTCGTGACTCTTGGCAACATCTTTGTTACTAGTTGTCAGTTCGTTCAGAGCGGTAGCAACATGCTCGCTCCGTTCGTTCTGTTTATTAATCACATCTATGAGGCGTTCATCACCAAGTGTGTCCTTATTTTCCCACCTAATGATCTCGTCTCTGTGTGCCTTTTGGGTTTGCATAATATAGTAGCACATTATGCCAATGATTACTGCTGGCAAACCTATGCGTTCAACCAGCATCATTATCTGTTCGATTTCCATAATGCTTTCTGGTTGTATTGGAGGATGATGTCCACTCATTTGTAAAATATATGTTGGTCTATTTGCATTGTTCTGTGTTTAACCCTTGCCCACCAAGGGTCTACATAATCTGCATGATACCACATGCTACCATCAGTCAAGTCAGGTAGCCACTTGTTAGCTATCAGCAACCACTGCGCTATTTCAGTGGATTTATTAAAAGCACGTAGGTCAGTAGGTACGTCATGGTTGCCATCACAGTACCAACTAAACTGGCACCGATCGCGAATAGGGGCACCTCGTTTAGTATGCTGTCCTTGATATACAACGCCACAAATTGTCTGCGGAAACCCAGGCGACTTAACTCTGTTGAGTACCACCTGAGCAACTGCAACTTTGCCAGCAGTGCTCTCATTCCTGGCCTCGTGGTAGATATTCAAAGCCATGCACTTCAAGTCCTCTGAACTCAGAAGTGTCACAGCACTCTGCACTGACCAAACTGTAAAGATAAGTATTGGTACTAGCAGTATTGTTTTGAGTAGCGTACCTATAAGCCATTATCTATTCAAGTTGCCCTGTCGGGTTTGTCATGCGAAGGCCATGTAGATGTAGGTATCACCATCTGTGTTAACGCCACTATGGGTTGTAGATGCGCTAAACTTAAAACCACTTGAATCAAATATAACTGTGCGGTTAGAATGATCATCTTCCCCATTGTCTAAATTAGGGTACAAGTTAATGGTTTTTGTATCACTTGCCTGCCTAAAAGAGTCAAACAGCATCCAATGTGTACTACCAGTATCTATGTTTTTAGTGATAAGGAATCTAGGCTTAAAACCCATATCCGTTACACCACCTTCCCCAGTGCCAGATTCGTATGCTCCTCCTGAACCTGTGTATGTCCCAAACTTACTCACGTTTGCCACGGATTTCCATGCGTAGCAGATAAATTCGTCCTGACCGTCCCCCCCATAAATAGCACTTCTATCGACCCAAATTTTACCATCGTTCGTTGGTGGCCCCGCTGTTGTGCTTTTCCTGAATCTTGGTGGGTGATGGGCAGATCCTTTTGCATCACCTGTCTGAAGAAAAAGTTGGTTAAATTCACCTGTTGTCGTGCTTGTTGACCACGCTCCCATGCCGCTATGCCAAACGTACCAATGCCCAGCACCGTCTAAGCGTTTAAAAATAATCATGTCGGGATTATCATCTGTCGCACTAGATAAATTGTGTTTAAACCATCCAAAATCTCCTGAACTTGGATCGCCACTCGCCTGTAGTTGAAATCGTGTGATAGAAAAACCAGATGTTTGGCTGACGGATTGTCTCATGACTCCCCAATCGTCACCTACATGACCCGTTGTACCATCTGTTCCCAAATCACCTGAAGCAATTGTGAAATCGCTTACAGTACCATCTACTATTTTTTTACCATTGGTTGTGTTTGCACCTCCTGCTTTCCATGCCCAAGCAATTTGTTCATTATTACTTACATTATTCGTTTGACTTGATTTCAGTGTAAAACCATCAGAAGTAAATGTTACCCTTTCATTTGACGAATCTCCTGCTACATTATCCAGGTTTGGGTAGATAAAAGATTCCTGACCCCTTAATGAATCATAAAGCATATGGGATTGAGTTCCTGCTGTTTCTTTACGATACTTCATCCAAACCATATCAGGTTTGAAACCTAGTCCGTTTATATCCCTATCTGCACCTGTACCTATAAACCTCCGTGCGTTGAATAATGTCGGCTTCCCACTACTTACTTTAGTAAAACTAACTGCTCCAACGCCTGAAGTCTCATTAACTTCAACAAGACGATTTGCATCATTGTTGGCTTTTGCCTGAATGCGTAGATTGGTTACTGAACCAGCAGTTCCTTGAAGTGTTCCTGTTAGTGTACCTTTCTTTTTATTAGCACCGGTAGTATCACTCGCAATAGCCAAATCACTAGAACTCCCAAGTACACTCGCATTGTCTTCTGTAGATCCTTGGAAACTATAGGTTACATTAACATCGTCATCGGTTGCTGTTGTGATTTCAATTGACCCTATGCTTGGATTATCGGGGCCGTAGGCTCCGTAGATTTTGGTGGGAGCAGATCCAGAAAAACCATTTGTCGTAGACCAAAAACTTGTAGCATCTGTCCCAGAATATCGCATCGTATCTGAAATTCTTATTTGATCTATATATCCGTCCATTGAGCCTTCTTTATTAGCACCTCCTCCAAAAGCTAATCCTGAATTAGAATGAGTCAACTGCGCATTCCAAGAATTTTGATTTGTTGCATTATCTGAAGCGACATATTTCCCATTAATATAAAGCTTCATATGTCCATCATCTCCATCATGAACACAAGCCCAGTGCCACCATTGATTTGGGCCATAGTTAGACTGAAAATTAGCGATATGATAAGTGCTAGTCCCAGAAACATACCCTGTACCATTCTTATGGAAGGCTTCCAAACCGCCAGAAGTATTTAAGAAAAATCGAAAATTATAATCAACAGAAGTAGAGTCACACGTTTTTGATCTAACTATTGAAGCATCAGCAGTCGGTGTTCTGTAATAAAACCAGAATTCAATTGTAGTATCTACGTCCTCGGTAGTCATACAAGCAGGGGGTGTTGTAACTTCGATATAATCACTCGAACCATCAAAATAAACCCCAGCACTTCCAGTTGCCTTCTTGCTTGCAGGCCATGCCATAGCAGTGGCGATTCCTCCGTGGGCTTGTGAGTGGTATGCGCCTGTTGGGGTTATGGTGTGTGCGGTTGATTGATTGGATGCACCATCAGAACTATCGGTAAACTTTCCACCATCTCCGTGAAGTAAAAGTTTGACTTTGGAAGCGTCTGAATTGGTTGCTACACCTGTAAGTGAAGTATAACCACCATTGCTAGTGGGTGTGCCCGATCCTGTTTCTGACCATGTTGTGGTTAAAGGGCCACTTGGTTTAGTGAAATCATCAGTGTAAACCGCTAGTCCTTTACATACCCTAATATCCTCTATATGACCGTCAAAATGCTGAGTGAATCCGCTTGCATCTCTAGCACCTATTTGGAATTCACCTCCACTATCATAATCATAATTAACAATTGCTTGACTAAGGGTAAGGGAAGACCCATTTACATAAAGCTTTGTAACTCCACTTGCCCTCACTACTGCGATGTGATACCAAGTTTCATTGGTAAAAGTAAACGAAGCTGTATGGTCACTTGAGGGGCTATCTGTAACCCAATAATTTATTCCTCCCGTTTCAAACCTTAGATACCATTCAGAATCACTGGATTCCTGCCTAGCAAATATAGCCTCAGTAGCAGAAGCTGATGCTCCTCTACGAACATGAGCCTCTATTGTAAAGTCACCAGTACCAAAATTAAAATCCGTACCACCACCCCCTCGATTAACTTGGATATAATCACTATCCCCATCAAAAGAGAAACTACCATTTCCTCCAGTATAAGCTGTTTGTGCTGTGGTTTCTCCACAAGTACCAATTCTTGTTATAACATGATTTGAATCTGAAGCATCATCTTCTTGATCACTATGAATCAGCAACTTGGTATTCGTAATTGCTGTCAGTCGGCTGGTTGGGACATCGAAATCGCCTGTGTAAACGGCAGAGCCTTTGACGATGCGAAAATCATCTATGTACCCCTTGTGAAAACTGTAGTGAGTCCCACCAGATTGTCGTGCTCCAATCTTAAACCCATCAGTATAATTAGGAACACTTCCAGTATAAGAAGTAT